CTTCAGAGTGTGTTAAGAAGAATACATATAAGTCTTCTCTTAAATCTTTAGGCATCTTAGCAACCTGTGCTAAGTTAGCTGCAATTTGAGTGAACTTATCATATCCTTTTTCATTTGCTCTATCAAAGTATTCAAATGAACTCATATACTGCCAATCATCTATAACTAGATTTTTAATATGTGGCATTTTATCATTAACATGTTGTATTGCTTTAATAATACCAGCACTTGAAGAGGTTGCAGTCATGTTACCTTTAGGATTATCTTTAGAAATCAAGGTGTAATTCTTTTTCCAACCTTTAAATGGTAATGGTTTATTAGCAATGTTAATTATAAATGTTTCTTTAGGATCTAAATTTCTCATTGAAGTTGATTTGCCGGATCCTGAATCAGCAATTACTAAAACACTTTGCGCCATATTTATTTATTTAATTGTTTATACAGTATTTGATTAATTCCTATTAATGCTTTTTCTATTCCTTTTAGCACATCTAATTGTGTTCTCTCTGTCTCAGGATTAGTAAGATTAATATCTTTTGTTGTTAATGATTTAACTTTTTCTTTTACATTATTTCTAGAGTTTATATCATTAATTACTTTAAGTTCAGAGACTGGTATTAAATGTCTTTCAAATCCACTATTAGATTTAACTAACTCATAATCTTTTTCCCAATTAGCATTATACTTCCAAAGATATAAAGTTCTCTTTGGATCTTCTGAATCATATGCAATACTAACAAACTCTGTATATATTTCTCTCCCTTTTTGTAGTTCACTAGGAAAGAAAGATACATGTAAATCATCTTTACCGGATGGTCTATATGCCATCTTAGGTATATATAGAGGATCTTTATTCTTAAAGAATGCTTCATGCTCTTTGAATAAATCCTTTATTTTGGCTTTACGTTCTGCTGGTGTCATATTTATTATTTAAAAATTAAACTTGTCTTCTTTGTGCTTGAGGAGGAGTATCCATCTCAAGTATCTCCATTCTTTCAAAGGCTGCTTTGAAGAATGACATACGTGCATCACCATTCCTTGCTTTAAGGAAATGTAGCACTAATGTTTTGTCATTTTCTATTATATATCTATCTGGACCATAATACTTTATCTTTTGTTTAGCTGGCCGGTTAATGCCAATTAAAGTATCAGCATGTTGAAGCATTGCATCTGCTCCAAATATATCTGACTCAAGTACATAGTTACCATATTTACCATCAACAGCTCTTTCTGGATTGTCAATGTTTCTATTAAGTTGAGACAGTGCTATAAATAAACACGGATACTCACGCTTAACTTGCGTAAAGAATTCACCCAGTTCAAACAACATATCTAATCTATTGTTTTGATATGGTGCTCTCTTTACAAGAATAGTATGGTCTAAAGTTATAATAGTTCTTTGACCTTTATGTTCATTCATATATGCATCAACTGTTTCTCTCATTTGATTAACAGTCATTGGTGTTGAGACAATATCAACAGGATATTTAACTCTTTCTTTTGCATATAAATGACATTTTTGAAATACGTCTTCAGGTAATGTAGATCCTGCACTACACAGTTCTTTATATGTTTTACCTGTAATAGAACTAAATTCTCTGATTGCTGAGGTTCTTCCAACCATTTCAAATTGAAATTCTAATACTCTAAAGTTATCTTCAGGATTTAATACAAATGATTCTCTTATTATTTGATCTTTAATTAATGTTTTACCTGATCCAGGTCTTCCACCAATTACTGTAAGAGTATTCCATTCTAATCCATCAGTCATAGCATCATTAAATTTAGGCCACGGTGTATATATAGACTTCTCTTCACCAGATTGTCTATCTAACATGTATCTTAAGGCTTCTTGGAATGATTGATACTGACCATGCCAAGCTTTATTTTTATCACTCATACTACATTTTCACTAAAATGGTCATCCTTATCTTCTTGTATGCCATCTCTGATCATATCAATGTAATCCATAAGTTGACTTTGTTTGACTTTATTTTGATTTGCTTTGCATATAAAGTATTGACTAGTCTGCATATACAGATAATCTTTTTGTGCATACTCATTTACATAGCGTTTAGTAGCAGCTATTACTTCATCCCAACTACAATCATATTGATCAAAGAACCATCTAAAATTATTTATTAATGTTTTTACATTTACTCTTGCAGGTTTACCGCTTGGTAACTTTTTAGCTGGAAATAATTCTCTGTATTCTTCAACTTTTTCTAGGTATTCTTTACCCATTAATTGTACACTAGTTTTTTTCTTAGCTTTTTTAAAGTAAGAATCATATTTGATTATAATATCCCTACCTTTTTTCTTTATTGTGACTGAATCACCAGGTTTATAATCAACTAACCCTTCATTAACTAATCCTTTTATTTCTAAATGAGGATTAATTGTTTCTAATCTCATCTTGTTATCAATTGCATATAGTAGTAAGAGTTGATTTGGCGTCAGTTTGTCTATTAATAATTCCTGAAGTAATTCCCACATGTTCTTTTATATATTTAATTAGAAAATTATACACTTTACAGAATCCCGGCTCATTTGTCTCTCTATATATTTCTGTTTTTTTTATACTATTTATAACGGTAGCATGATTTTTCTTTAGGTATCTACCTATACCTATTTTACTATAGCCATATCTATGAACTATAAATTCATATGCTTGTCTCCACATTAATACATCTCTCTTTCTAGTTTGCATATCAACTAATGTTGTAGTTTTTTTAAGATCATCAGAGAATTCATGCATTGCTCTTATTACTAAGAGTTCTATATCTTCAAGAGATTTTCTTTCATCTGGATCAGCAATATGTATAGAACTTTGCATTGTTCCTACATTTATTGATACAGGAGTTTTAAAATCTTCTTCAAATTCTTGTATGAATGTGGCTACACTTTTAGCCATATCAGGTGTTAAAATTGTTTTACTCATATTGGTTATTTTTGGATTACAAATATACTAAATTTAATTGTATATTTTTAAAAATTTTTACTTATCTTTGCATTATAAACACTATAATTATGGATGAAAAAAAAGCTTTAGAACTAACTGAAAAAGAAAGAAAAGAACAGTTAGAAAAAATGTGGGAATTTGCAAAAGAATTACCTGATAATATTATACAAGCTGTACCAGATGATGTAGTTGTAACAATACCTATATCAGGAGCATTCTTTAGAGCAATGGGTAAATCCCTTGATTATTTAATGACTACTCAAAAAGTTGAAGAAGTTATTAGAGCTGCAGAATATATTAAATTAGATTATAAAGGTGATAATATTGATATGGATCTTGTTACTGATTTTGATACAGCAGTGTGGACCATGTCACATTTAATAAGTGAATTTAATACTCAAGCATTACTTCAAAAGAAAGCAGTTGAATATGATAAAACTGCTTATTTCAAAGTAGTAGAAGATAATCAGGCAAATCCTTTAAAGCCTTTAACAACTAAAGAGATAGAAAAAAGACAAGAAATGTTGAAACTTGCTAAGGAAAAGGAAGAAAAGGAAAAGAAGGATAAGGAAAAATCTAACGAAGATTAGATCCTAACATATCTCCAACACTTAGTATTGTTTGTATAACACTATTTAATTCTTCTGTATCACAATCTTTAAAAGATTTACCAGGAATCATTGCCTTTTCTTTTATATCTGCTTTTAATGATATAGGATCATCTCCAATGTCATTAGCCAATTGACGGATCATAGCATGAATTCTTTTTAATTGAGCATGTGTGCCCTTTTTACCTGATACTTCAATAAATAGTTCTATTTTACTTCCATCTGGTAAATTATCCATTAACTCATTGTATTGATCTTTCTTTACACTGAGTGTATGTTCCCATTTACCATCTTTTTTTATTAATATACTAGAGAATATTTGTTTTATCATATTATTCTTCTTTACACTTTA